CCGACAAGTTGCACTTCTTCGCAGCCAAGCATCCGCAGAACTACATTGATGCACTTCTGCAAGATGCCCAACGCGGCATTGAAAGCTCCTTCAAAGCCAGAAGACACCTTATCAAAGGTGCCAACGCGCATGAGAATCTGGTTGCACAAAGCAGACCGGGAACCATGGGACGTAGCGGCTGGCAACACAAAGCAAGCCACCATTGTAGCAAGCTGTGAAACCATAGCGCAACTCTGTTCTTGAATGTCTTCGTCAAACTCAAGGACACTTGACATGTCCGGAACTATCTTTGACAACAGTCCGGTGACAAGCTCCTGAATGACAAGGCCAAAAGCCCCGCAAGTACGCAGGGCAATGACAAAGCCACCCAAGATAAGCTTCCAAAAGGCTCCACCAATGGACTTCACGACCTCAACAAAGGAGTTCAAAGCCTTGTAGACTCCCCCGAAAAAGCCGTTCAAGCCCTCAAAAGTGTCGCCAACAGCCTCTGAAGTATCAGTGACTGACCTCAGCAACACCTCTGTGGTGTCTGAAAGGGTGTCAAGTTTGTCCGCAAACTTGCGGGTAAACCTGTTGATGGCAATGGCGGCTGAGCCGGCAGCAACTGCGATAGCTGCCGCAGATATAGCATAAGTGCTATAATGGCCTGATTGAAACTCAATGTCATCTTCCAGAAATGAGAACTTCTGGTCGCGCTCCTGCTGACGCAGTAGCGCACGTTGCTCCTTAGGCATAGACTGGCGCAATATCTTGCGCCTCCTAGCGGCACAATCGCGCTGAATCTGTTCCCTACGGGCACGTAACTCGGCGCGGCGTAAAGGCACACCATGGCTTTCACAGAACTTCAACTTGACAACAGGCTCAGTGGAAATCGCGCTTGGAATCTTCTTCGCAACAGACTTCGCTGAGCCAGCGTAAGCAAACTTCTTGTGTGCCATGGTTGTAACTTCATTTGTGGTGTAGCGGTTTAAACAGAGCCGCCATGTCCATGCTGCGTTCCCCAGCAAGCGGGTTGGTAAGCGTGGAAATGAGGTGCAAGAAAAAGACTACACCGCAACGGCGGGGGAAAACACCGCCACGCGAGAATGGTGATGAAACGCGAATTTGATGGCCACAGAAAACATTTATCCTGTGGTTTGGAGTGTGAGAAGATTCCGCACTCCCATCAAGTGTTCAAGCTTAGGTTACGAAACCACAATTGCTTGACACACAATCGCTAACAGAGATAACTTTCTCAAGAAAACGCCTTGCGGGCGCTGTCTAGCTCTCCTCAACGTGGCAGGGCCACTGTCAGATCCCTAAAAGGTGTTACACTGACTTCGGTCGGCTATAATTCTCAATACCAGGGCTATACCCAACTCGCGGTCTCTGAAAGGTCAAAATGTGAAAAACAAGAGTGCAAACTCCCACTCTCACACAAGACGCCAAAATAGGCCAAAGAATTGGGTTCAAACCACCTCAACTGGTGCGACCTCAAATAGTACAACGGTCAACAGCAGTTAAGCTGTGAATAGCTTCAACACGTTTCGGTTATGGGATACCGAAAAACCGGTTTGGCTGGTCCCCAGCTGAAAGCTGGCTTGACTCCAGGGCCCAAGCAGCGCACTAACGCATCGCACTCGCGTCCCGATAGAACTGCCGTGAAACGGCAGCCCCCCCTACGAGATGGGGGCAAAATACAGTATAGCATAACTAAAATAGTTA